CTTGGGGTATCTGACAGTTCTGCAGCACTTGATTTAATCGTGAATACCATTGTTATAAAAACTTTTTAATTATTTATTATCTAGAAGACCTTGCTTAATAAGTTTAGATAACTCTGCAGTTGATCCAACAAACAAAGCATTGTTATTAGTAACTTTTTGTTTGGACTTTGGACCTTCTTCAATATCTTGCATTTTCTTTTGAAGATCAATAAGTTTTTCAGCAGCGTCAGAAACGCTCTTAACTAATTGTCCAGTAACTTCATATGCTCTAGGGTGGTCTGTATTATTCGCTACGTCTAAGGCACCTGAGAGTGCCTCCTGACCCTTCTCAATGACATTATATAGTTCACCCCTAACAAAGTCATAATCTTTTTGAACGTCCTTATCAATATCGATAACACGCTCTGTTCTTTTCTTTGGTTTTGGTGACTCTTTCATAGGAACAATATCTGCTTCTATGTTGAGTGCATCTTCTATTCCGTCGTAGTTTTCCTTCATACGTCCTCAAAGAATCCAGATGTTTCATTAAATCCAAAGTCATCACCAGATACAAGAAGTGCATCATCTAGTGCATCAACAATAGTGTCATTATTCTTATCTTCTTTTGCTTTGGGAGTAACTGTGTATTTTCTGTGTCTACTAGCAATATTAAGATCAGTTGTAGAATATTCTTTAGTAATTGCTTTTTTAATAAGACCAGTGTCTGAAGTAGGACCGTAGATGTATGTTTTTAATGTAAATCTTAATGTGTATACAAGAGATCTTCTAGTTGAAAAATCTCCTTCGTAATCATCATCAAATGTAATACTGTTAAGAATGATTGGAACATCTCTTCTTATATTTGCTTCATCAACCAACTTCATACTAAGATTAAAAGAAGGTTGGAAGTATGGTACAATTTGTTCTACAATTTGAAGACAGTCATCTTGTGTTTTACTAAGAACGTTTAATTCAAACTCAAGGTTATATGGAACTGGAACGTATGTTTTCTTTAGACCTTCATTATTTTCCTCAGTTAAACAATATTGTACTGGACTTTGTTTACGTGTAGGATCATATACCATTCCTGTCATCTCAAATGCTAAACGAGGAAGGGTAATAGCATTTGGTCTTGTAAGTTGAGGTTGCTCTGTTAAACGAGCAAGAAACTTTTGACGTGGACCATATGCCAAGGGAACTTTCATCCTTTGATATACTGATCCGTCATCATGATATTTACGAATTTCAATATCATTAAATAAGGTGCCGAATCCTACGACACTCTTTCTCATAATTTGATTATATTGGTATGTACCTAGCATAATTAACTCCTATTGCCAAATTCTCCAAATGGGTTTCTTTCGGTAAAATCTAAAATGTCATCACCTGTATTTTCAAATTCAATATTAGATGCAAATGCGTCTTCCATATCAAGTTCATCAAAACTAGATATATTTATAGAGAAACCAGATTTAAAACCAGTTAATGTCTCTCCTACTTGATAGGTATTGTAATTGCTATTTGCATTAAATGCTCTCAATTCAATCCATGCTTCAGCAGGATCCCATTGATTTATCATAGAGGTAATACCAGTTATAGAACCAGTAACCATTTCTCCAAGAGAAGGTTCTCCAGATAAAGTAGAAGTATCATAATAGTATTTAACAACAAATCCTTCATCCTCTTGACTCTCAAATATATCTCCACCTGCAGTTTCGTTTGAGTACTCGAAGAGTTCACATTTTAATTCATAGGTATATAACTTACCAAATTGATAAAATGGTTTTTCATGTTCTACAAATTTAATTTCAAACAAGTTAGATGTTAGTGGAAAATATATTAAATCTCCTTCACTAGGTCTAGTTCCAACAACAATTTCATCAACACCCGTCATTTGAATTGCAAGAAAATCTTCATAGAGTTGTCTTGATATTGTTAAAGTAATTTCATCTGTAGACCTAATTCCAAACTTAGTTAAAATATCTCCAGCACCTTGAAATCCCTCAGTATTCTCTAAGTAAGCATATGTTAAAAATGCATCATCAAATTGAGAGATAACTTCTTCATTAAGTATAGTATCTCTAGAAATAAGTTTTCTTGGAATGTAAAGAATATCAAGACCAAACATTTTAACAAACTCGTCTACCAGCGACTGCTGGAGCATTTGTTCATTTCTTGTGCCGTGTCTGAAGAAAGTATTTTTTGCCATTTTATCCGATCATATCCATTGGAGGAAGTTCATATCTAGATGACATTTCTGCTTCAATTTCTGCAATCTCTGCAATTGCATCATCATATAACTGTCTACCATTCATGGTAATACCACCTGGTAATTGAGCACCTTGAAACTTAATTAGATTTTGTCCCCATTGTTTTTTAATCAATGCAGTGACATATCTTTTTAAGAATGGATCATTGAATACTTGTGTATTTTCTGTAGGATCTAAAAGACGATAACAATCAATAATTACAAATGCACCTTCGTCTACAAAGTCACGATCAGTATCAATATAAAGACGATCTTGACGTTGATTAAATCTAAATGGAATAAAGTTACCATTATTTAATACCATATCTAATGTTTCAAGATATGATTTAACCATGTAATAACTTAAGATATCAACAGATCCAAATTGATATAAGTCATTTAGGAATAATTGATATTCCAATCCAAATAAGTTACTTCTTATATTACTTCCTTTAATACCAAAGACCTTATTAATACCTAGTACTGAAGGTGGTATAGATAAGAAATTAGATCTATTTTCCCATTTTGTTTGTTCTTGTACACCTGTAATTTTAATCTTAGCATCACCACTACCACCTGTAAAAGTAATCTCATCGTCTACTTTAAAACCACTACCAGCAATATTTATTCCTACG